CCTATAGCCTGTAGTGCTACAAGCTCGCCAAGAAAACCAAACACATTACCTTGTCCTCTAGTAATACTACGCTTAAGGATGCCCATCTCCTCAGACATTTCATGGGCTGTGTTTCTCATAGCATTAGAGATTTTAACTTCGATCATTAACTTTCTCCATATCAACGTAGTATACAATGGGTGGATTCTTAGCAGCAGATACCCTTGAAGGCTCCTCAGATATAGCACCCTTCCAACAGTCGTGTTTGAAGGAGCAGAAGGAACACTGTCTAATCAGCTTATGATTACCAGTTAGCTTGCTTCTAAATGTTTCTGCTTCAGGTTTAAAGCAACGCTCAAAGATGTTGTGGTTAACCTTGTCTGCCGTAGCAGATAGTTTCTTTACAACCTCCTTGGTATCACTCTCGTAAGCTACATACTTAAACTGACCACTGGCTTGATTGATAACCCACCAGCCACCAGCAGGTACGTTAGCACCTGTGCTGTACACAGCAAGCTGCCCTACATAACCAAAGGGATCATCCTTCTCAAGGTTCTTACCGTCTGTGAACTTGTTGTTGTATGACCACGGGCTAGTAGATTTAATGTCATCTACTGCACCGTCAACAATTAAGTCATACTCACCAGAGATATCTGTGTTACCAATCTTAGCTTGGATACGCTTAGAATCTTTGTAACTAACATTAGCCTCTCTTAGAAGACCTTTGAACAAAGCCTCTACCATATCCCCAAAGACCATACGCACTAGGAAGGTAGTGTGTAAGGGTTCTTCTTTCTCTGGGTGATTCTTCTGGTACCACAACTGACAAGCAGGTCTACCTACGTTGGAAGCACGGAGGGTAAAACCCCCCGTACCACCACGCCGTTCACAGAACTGCCTACGCAAAGACTTAGCTACGTCATCAGCAATCTGACGTATGTTTTCCTCTGACATAGTTTTCTTATTGGTAGTTACCTGTTCTAGATAACTATGTACTGCTAGTTCTGCTACATGCTCCATGATAAACTAAGCAACTTCAGTTGCGTCAGAGATATCAATGAAACCATTCACTGTGTCTTCATCCTCCTGAGACATATCGTTAGATGCCTTAAGATCATGAGCCTTCTTCACACCTTGGTTAATGTTAAGTACCCAAGACTTAAAGTTAGCGAACAGGTCTTTCTCTTCATCTCCTAGAGGAAGGGTAGCAGTAAAGTCTACAGTTACAACAGGCTTGTAGATCATGTTACCATTAGCCATTGCCTCACCAGTAGTAGTTAGTTCAAGTGTATGCTGGGGTAGCAATCTACGGTTAGAAGCAAACTTATCTACTGACTGACCGATAGTCTTGAACGCATCCTTGTTATCAATTTCCCAGATGACAGGGATATCTTTATCTGCTGAAACAGGTTCACCTGTATTGTCTACAGCATCATGCAGTGTAACTGTACCTAACAAAGCACGTACTCGTTTAACTGACATGATAAGTTTCTGCTGGGCCTCGGGTAGATCACCCCAGTTCTTGATGTATCCAGCAGGACGACCACAGTTTACCTTGCCATCAGTATCGATAAGATCGTCACGACCAAACTGTGACTGCCCCACCATAACAGACTTGACAAAGCGTCCCTTACGTCCTTGCTCATCAGGCTTAACGTATGGAACATAGCGACTGTAGAAAAACTGCTGAAGGAAAGGTTTGAAAGATATCTTATCAGCGTAGATAAAGTCCCCATTGGGGTCTTGCAATCGGTAGGTACCTCCGGGCACTACCTCAACCTGTCGTGACTTACCCTTAACTTGCTCAGTGCCCATGATTGACTGATGCCAAATACGCAGTCGAGCTAGGGTTGAGCCGGATGATTCAGTAGCAGCAGAGGTTTTAACAGCAATACCCATTGCTTCTGCCATACTGTCGAAGTTGTTGTTCGTGTCTAGGGTTACGATGTTATTCATTTAATTCTCCATATGTAAAAGGAACACCAGTATACTCATTTAGTGTAAAGTTTCAAGCTATATCTTTCATATCCATCCAGTTTTTTCCTGTCTTAGGTTCAAGTACAAGCGGAACATCTAGTGACTTGTTGAACCTAGCATGTATTGTTGAGGGTAATTGTTCCATAGTTTCTTCTACCGTCTTAACTACAGTAGCTTCTTCGTTAGGGTACACATCAATGACAGCACTATCATGTACACTGTTTACTAAAATACTCTTGAGGTTTTTCAACCGCATATTTCTTTCGAGCAAGAGTAACGTAGTCTGAACAATGTCTGCAGCAAAGGATTGCACAGGATAATTTTTAACCATTGTAAAGTTTGTAATCTTACCAGAGGCTAGACGCTTTGTGTTAGGAAACTCAAACTGTCTACCCGAAGGTGTTGTTACGTAGCCATGTGTCATAACCTCATTAGCTAGATTGCCATGCCATGATGCAATACCCTTGTATTTAACTAGGAAGTTCTCGTAGTAGGAAGCTTCAGAAGGTGTACGTCCGAAGCCTGTTGCACCAAACAAAGGAGCAAAGGTATGTTCCTTAGCCTGTTGCCTTGTAATTTTCTGACCAGCCTTAGTGATAATAGAAGCAGTATAACTATGCACATCAAAGCCTGTCTGTATTTCTTCTATAGCGATCTTGTCTTTGCTTAACTCTGCTGCAACTCTGAACTCCAACTGAGCAAAGTCTGCCTCAAGTACCGTACCATTATCCCACCTAGAAGTAAACACTTTCTTGATAGGAAATGTGTTGCCTCGTGGCATGTTGTGTAGGTTAGGTGAATCAGAAGCAAGCCTACCAGTACTGGTCCTATGCTGTGTCATACGAACGTGAAGCCTACCATCTGCTTTAGTAAAGGTTTGTATGCCATCTACGAAAGCCGATAGGTAAGTGTCTAGTGCAGAGAGCCTCCTTACTTTGAATAGGAAGTCTCTAGCAGCTTCCATGTTGTTACTGACAGATACCTTTTCAAGGAACTCCAGAGTTCTTTTGTCTGTCTTAAATCCATGAGCAGCAATAAAAGAATTAGCACTGGGACTAAACTTTAACCCAGCCACTTTGTTATTAGGTACAAAGATTACACCAGCAGTATCACACTTAACACAACGCCGCTTGGCCTTGCCCTTGCTACCATCTTTCTTTCTAGGGAACGAGTAGCCCCTGCCCTGACATGTAGTACACTGAAACACTTGGGTCTTGTATATAACGTCACTGTTTTTATCTACAATAGAATAGAACTCTTTCTTCTTAGTGTACATAGGGAAGAGAGATGCCCATGTAGTTTTATCTTTAGGCTTACGACTGTAGATTACTCTGCTCAATTGTTCTGGAGAGGAGAGATTAATCGGTGTATCTCCCATAAGCTTGTGTACCTGTTCTTCAAGGGAAGCTAGTAGCACAGCACGCTCTTCAGTAAACTCCTTACGAACATCCTCTAGTACATCAAGACTAACCTTAAAGCCACGCTGATACACACGGGCAAGTAGCACACACATATCATTAGTCAAGTCTATGATAGGAAGCAGAGAATTGTACGTTGTACTGAACATCTTCTTACGAAGTGTATCGGATAGTTCTTGGGTACTACGTACATCTTGTAAACAATACGCAAGCAGTTCATCTTTAGGTACAGCGTCAACAGTAACGCCCTTCTTCAAGTACTCTGATAGGGTACCTAGCTTCTGATTAGATAGCTCATACCTCTCAGCTACTGCGTCAAGAGACAACGGCTGCTTCACTGACCGTTGCAGTACATACTCTACCAGTAGTGTATCAAAGACAGGGCCATCATACTTGAAGCCACACTCCCACAGCCAGATCAGTTCATGCTGTGCATTGTGACAGATAAGGACAGTTGCCTCATCCAGTAACGCTTGCAAGGCAATGTGTGAATCGTTGCTGTACTCTATCTCCTTGTGGTTAAACCAGAACTGGTGTTCAACACCTGAATCTGTCTTGGCACAGACAAGTACCAACTCGTTACCCTCAGTGAAAGGGTCCAGCATAAGCTTGCCCTCGGGGGACTTACATGCTGTGTTTTCTAGATCAATCGTGAGTTTCATTACGCTTCATACCTCGCTGTTAGCGGATCAAGTATCGTAGAAACTTTACCGTGACGACCAGTTAGTTTGTTCTTAACTACACACCAGTGTCTCGTCCAGTCCTCATCATCCTGTCCTTCAAACATGGGGTTGCTAGTGATACATATCAAGAGGTCAGCTTCAGATGCCTTACCTGTTTTCGATCCTTCAAGCATAGACATACTTGCATTGACCTTACCCTCTGCTTCAGCAGACAACTGAGACATAGCAAAGATAGCTGTGTTGTATTCCTTACCAACGATACGCAACCTAATGTAGGTAGCCTTGAGTTGCTCATGCCCAGCAGTGAACGTACCTCCGGGCAAAAACTTATCAGCCATGTCAGCAATTAGAATGTCTGGTTGGTACGCCTTAACTGCGCCTTCTAACCTGTCCATGTCCCAGCCAG